GTATAAGAGTGGTAATATTACCAAAGAAACATATAACGCAAAGAATATCTCTGCGCCAGATTTTGGTAAGGCTCTTAAGTATTTAGTTGACCAGTATTCAATTAAGGCTATTAATGATTACAAGGTTTATGGAAAAACAGAACCTTTAACCTTTAATAAATTTCTTGAAGAAGACTTTAAGAATGCTGGAAAAACATCTAAGACTACATATGACATGGTTCAGACAACTCGTCAGGATGCAGCAGATGAGGCTAATCAATTCTTTATGCAGTACTTTGGTCGTGGAGCGACAAAGCAAGAGCATGATGAATACTACAAACTTCTTCGTGATGCTGAGCAAAAGGCTGTTCGATACACAACGACAACCGCTGAAGGCAACCAAGTAACCAAGGGACAACTTCTTACAGAAACAGACCGTACTCTTATTATGGGTAAGGTTGCTGGCAATGCCCTTAAGGGTACAGATATTGATACTGTAATGAAGGGTGGCGCTGTAGCAGCGCAAAATGTTGATTTTATTTTAGAGATTGCAAATCAGTATGGCGTTAGAATATCACGCCAGCAGGCTATGAACTATGTAGCAAACAACCTACGAACTGGTCAAGACTTAAACTCAACTAAGCAGAAGATTGTTGAAATTGCTAAGTCTAACTACAAGGGTATTGCAGATAAGATTAGCGACAATGTGAGCGTTAAAGAACTTGCTGGTAACTACTTGTGGCAAAAAGCACAGACCCTTGAATTAAACGAAGAGGGAATGGATGTCTTTGATGGCGATATTCAAGATGCCGTAAACGGCAATATGACAATGACTGACTTTAAAAAGAAACTACGTCAAAACCCTAAGTGGGCTCAAACAAAGAATGCTAAAGAAGAGGCTGCCAACTATGCAACAGATATTCTTAAGTCATTCGGATTGATGGCATAATGGCTGCATCTCCATCTTCATTTCGTAGGGCTGAAGAAGCCTCTAATGCGCAGGGTGTAACACAGGCTGCTGTTGACTGGGCTTTAAAAAATGCAAAAAAGAATCCCACTCCAGAGAACAGAGCAATTGCAAAGGATACGTTTGCTGCTCGTCAGGCTACCGCACCTAATTTAGATTCTGCAAAAATTGCTGCAGACGCTAATGCTGCTGCTGCAAGCGTACCCGCTTTGATAAAAGAAGTTCAGGCAACTACTGAAGAAGCCAGACAAAATATTACAAATGTAAATATTGCTGGTGAAGAGGTTGGCGCTATATCACAAGCAATGGGTGGACCAGCATGGACACCTGTTGAAAATATTAAGCCTAAGTCAATGGACAACATGGACGCTTATGCTTTGCTTGAAGCAGTCTTTAAGTCATATGGTCTTGATAGTTTAGTACCAGTAATTCGTGGATATATGGAACAAGACCTTGGCGTTGAGCAGGCTAAGTTGCGTCTTAAGACAGAACAGGCTTATAAGGATAGATTTAAAGGCAACGAAATTAGACGAGCCAAGGGTCTTAATGTTATTGATGAAGCATCATATCTAGAATTAGAAAATGATTATTCCGAAACATTACGTGCATATGGTGTATCTGATTACTTCGGTGTTGCCGTAGATTCTACGTCTCGCCTTGCTCGTCAGCAAAAGATGGCTGAAGTAATTGGCAACGATGTATCTGCAACTGAGTTTAAGTCACGCGTATCTACTGCTGTAAGCAGAGTTAAAAATGCTGATGCAAACACTAGAGATTCGTTTAAGGCTTTGTATGGAATCAATGACACAGATTTGGTTAAGTACTTCCTAGACCCAACACAGGGTTCAGAGCAACTTAAGACTAAGGCTACCGCTGCTGAGATTAGCGGTGCTGCATTATCTGCTGGACTATCTGGCACAACACTTGGAACTGCTGAAGAACTTGCAAGACTTGGTGTAGATAAAGCAGAGGCTTTGACTGGATATGCTGCAATTGCTGGTTACTTGCCACGAACAGAATTTCTTGGTCAGGTTTATGATGAGACTGGTATTCAATATGACAGAGCATCTGCTGAGGCTGAAACCTTTAGGGGTACGGCATCAGAAAAGCGTAAGCGTGAACAATTGAAGGCAATGGAAGAAGCGCAGTTTAGTGGTGCTTCAGGAAGACTACGCACTGGAAAAACAACAGGTAACCAGGGCACATTCTAAAATCCCTAGACGGACCGACTAGCCCCGTCAGGCGTAAAAGACTAGGAGTAGAAGCCAGCCAGTTTCCCCGAACTGTCACTGTGGTCTGCGAAACTAACTACAATAGAAGGGTGAGGTTGCTATGAGCAACAACAACAACTGGGATAATGACGATGACCTTGACATCTATTCAGATGCAAGCGGAGATGAGACGAATGGTATTAAAGACCTTCGTAAAGCAAAGCGAGCAGACGAAAAGCGCATCAAGGAACTCACAGAAAAGTTGGAGATGTTCGAACGCCAACAGCGTGAGTCAACAGTCAAATCAGTCCTAGAATCTAAGGGAGTCAACTCCAAGGCTGCCCGTCTAATCCTTAAGGATTTAGATGAAGTCAACGAAGAGTCAGTTAATACTTGGCTCCGCGAAAATGGAGATATTGTCGGATACACCGAACCAGCACAAGAAGAGGTTAAGCCAAACGTGCGCGAGTTTACTCGCCAAGATGGTGCAACTCAATTTGCTGCTACTCCCGACGTTTCAGATGAATATGTTGATATGTTACAAAACTATGACGGAAACTCTGAAGAAGAATTACTATCCATAATCCAAGGCATCGCAAATAAGATGCAATAATTCAGAAGGGAGATGTCAGAATGCCTGATGTCTTTTCCACCACTACCTCTGGTATTGGTACAAACCTTGTAACTTTAGCATACGACAAGTTGATTGAAACCAACCTCCGTGTATTGCCAAAGTTCCGCGAGATTGCTGACAAGAAGGTCGGCTCACTCACACATAACGGTTCATCAATCCGTTTCCAGTTCAACAACGATATTGCTGACACAACTGTAGCAGGAGCAACACTCAACGAGACTGTTGACCCAGATTCAGTTGCACTACCAGCAACATCATATATTGATATTGCACAACTTGAACTCGGACGCTCAGTGCTTCCAGTCAAGAAGATTAACCTAATGTCAATCGCTAACATTGACCCATGGGTTGCAAACGCAATTGGCTTCAACATGACCAAGACACTTGACAACGCAATCGTTGCTAAGTTGGATGCTGGTACGAACATCGTTCGCGTTGCTGGCGGGTCAGATGCAGTTTCAAACGTCTACGAAGGCGTTGGAACAGTTGCTGCTAAGAACACAATCGCTCCTGGCGATACAATGAGTTCTGCTGCTATCCGTACTGCAGTTACCAAGATGCGTGCTGCTGGAGTTCAGTACAAGGCTGCTGGAATGTTTGTTTCATACATCCACCCAGAAGTTTCTGTTGACCTTCGCACCGAGACAGGTAACAACGTATGGCGTACACCACATGAGTACCAGAATGCTGCTCCACTTTACGGCGGAGAAACAGGTTCATGGGAAGGCGTTCGTTTCATCGAAACAGCAAACGCTACATCTTCACAGTCAGGTACTGGCTCAGGCGGAACACAGACACGTGTCTACAACACATATGTTGTTGGAGCACAGGCTCTCGCCGAGGCTGTATGGAAGGAACCAGGAATGGAAGTGGGCGTTGTCCAGGACCGTTTCAACCGTTTCTCACCAGCAGGTTGGTACGGAATCATCAACTGGTCGCTTTACCGCACACCAGCATTGGTTCGCATCGAAACTGCAGCATCAGGTCGCCCAAGCGCCTAGTCAGTAGTTTGACGGGTAGGCAGGGACTTCGGTCCCTGCCTATCAGTAATATTATTGGAGGAAGAATGGCATTTAGATTTACTACACCAACAATTCTAGAAGAGATGGAAAGTGATGGTCATCCATTATTTTCTAGAATTAAAATCCCCAAGGGTATAACAGTCTTAAAGATTGATGGCGACTACTACGAAGTACGTCATCCGTCATCAGAAGAAGTAGCCGAAGCAGATATTGCTTACATTGGTGGCTACTCATATGAAGTAACAGCAGGAGAAAAGGCTGACCTAGAAG